ATTGAAGAGGATTTCAGAATAAATAAGATTAACGACGCTCAAAATGTAGCGAACGAGTTGCAATCTGGTTTAAAAGAACTGGATGAGGCAATTAATGAAGAACAGGAGCGAGAGCGTCAATTTCTTGCCCTATCGAAGGAGATCTCTAAACTACAGAATGACATTTCTAAGGACAATGTTCGGATTTCTGAGTGTCAACGACAAATCGGAAATCTGGAATCGGAAGTTCAAGAGCTTACCGAGCAACTTGCAAACCGAAATACTGAACATGAGAAGTTAGAAACCTTCAAAGACAACTTAACAACTACATTTGGCGAATTAGCGTCAAGAAAGGACACCATTAACTATTACGATTTTTCGTATAGTCTACTTAAAGACGGTGGAGTCAAGACAAAAATCATTAAGAAGTATTTGCCGCTGATTAATCAGCAAGTCAACCGTTATCTTCAGATGATGGACTTCTATATTAACTTTACTCTTGATGAAGAGTTTAACGAAACCGTCCAGTCCCCGATACATGAGGACTTTTCTTATTCTTCTTTCAGCGAGGGAGAGAAGATGCGAATAGATTTAGCACTCTTGTTCACCTGGAGAGAGGTGGCAAGGATGAAGAACTCTGTAAATACTAATCTATTGATTATGGATGAAGTATTTGATAGTTCTCTTGATGGATTTGGTACAGATGAGTTCTTGAAAATTATTCGATTTGTAATTAAAGATGCAAATGTCTTTGTCATCTCGCACAAAGAGTCTTTGTTTGATAAATTTGAAAATATGATAAAGTTTGAGAAACATAAAGGTTTCTCAAGAATTGTATAATGTGACACAAACTTCATTAAGTTAGGAAACGCTGACTATATAATATAGAATTGGAGAAAAGGTTATGAAGTGAAATTAAATTCTTCATTATCTGATGTTTATAATTAGAAATCATGCACAATTTAATTTCACATAATCAGTTAGCGGGTTGGAAACAAAGTATTGAACGATTGACTCATACTTTAGATCGAACACTTGATGAATCTGATCAAATAAATGATTATTACGACTGTCTAATTGAATGTGATGATGATCAGGCGACTTGTAAACGAATCTGTAGGAGTATTCTTTCATAACCAACCATAGACACTATAGAAACTGTCACTGAGGGCCTCCACCGAAAGGTGGGGGTTTAGTATTATAGGTACATCAAAAGGAATTCAATGCCAGTCCTACAAGAAATCAAGTCACAACTCGCCAAACTTCTTGCCACTGAGGATCTGGTGGTTGAGCACCGTAAGGTTTCTACTGCTCAGTTTGATGTTCATAAGCGTGTGCTGACGCTTCCGATGTGGGAGAGTGCAAGTAATACTGTTTACGATCTTCTTGTAGGACATGAAGTTGGACATGCTCTCTTCACTCCTGATGTGGATCCACCAAAGGGTATTCCTCACTCCTTTATCAATATTGTTGAGGATGCTCGTATTGAGAAGTTAATGAAGCGTAAGTATCCTGGAATGCATAAGACATTCTTCAGAGGATATAATCAGATGAGTGATGATGATTTCTTCAAAATCTCTGATGAAGATGTCAATGAGTTCAATCTTGCTGATCGTACAAATCTATACTTTAAGATTGGTAATTTTGTAGATATTGAATTCTCTGAAGAAGAGATGTCAATCGTCCGTATGATTAGAGATTGTGAGACATTTGAGGATGTTACTGAGGCAGCAGAAGAACTTTACAAGTATTGCAAGAAAGAAGTCAATAACGAAACTCAAGATATAGAAGCACCTAAGTCTCAAGAACAATCGTCTGAGGAACAAGAAGAGCAGGATAGTGAGGAGTCAAAACCTCAGGGAAACATTCAAGATGTTCCTGATGATGGAGGGCAAGATAATTCTGAACAAGAAGTAGAACCGGAAGTTGAAACTGCAGATTCTCTTTCTAACAGTATTGAACAACTAGCACAGACTGATGGTATCGAAACTGTTTATGTTGAGGTTCCGAAAGTAAATCTGGATACGATTATTGTCAGTAACGATCTGGTGCATCGATATGTTGATCATGTCTTTGATTGTCAGGAACGTGCTGGACTTGAAATGGATATGCGGATCTTTGAGGAGTGTGACAAAGAATATATTCAGTTCAAGCGTTCAGCGCAGAAAGAAGTCAATTACCTGGTAAAAGAGTTTGAGTGTAAGAAAGCGGCTGACTCATACGCCCGTGCCACAACTTCTCGCACTGGTGTTCTTGACTGCACCAAACTTCACACCTACAAGTATAATGAAGATCTTTTCCGCAAGGTAACAACTCTTGCGGACGGTAAGAACCATGGACTTGTTTTTATGCTTGATTGGAGTGGTTCAATGCAATACACTCTGATGGATACTTGTAAGCAAATGTTTAACCTGCTGTGGTTCTGTAAGAAAGTTGGTATTCCTTTTGATGTATATGCTTTTACTAATGAGTGGAGTAGTCATGATATTAATTTTCCACATCAATTATTAGATCATTACGAGAAGAAAGAAAATCTTCTTTGTGTTTCAGATGATTTCAATCTCCTCAACATTCTTACAAGCAAAGTATCTGCCAAAGATCTAGAGCATCAGATGATCAACGTCTGGCGACATGCTGTAGGTTTTACTAGAGTATATCGTTCTTGCTATACTTGGGGCAGGAAGATGTCTCTGTCAGGAACTCCTTTGAATGAAGCACTTGTATCTCTTCATCAGATCCTTCCTAAGTTTCAACGTGAAAACAAACTGCAGAAAGTTCAATGTGTGGTTCTGACTGATGGTGAAGCATGTCCTCTCAATCGTCACAAATTGATTAAGAGGTACTGGGAGAACAATGCTGAGTTTCTTGGAGAGGCTAGACACGATCACTGGAAAACTATTCTACGCGATCGTAAGACTGGTAACATGTATAAGTTTGAGTCTGGAAACTTCAACGGATTCTCTGATGTCATGCTGAAGAATCTTAAGGATAATTTTCCTGAAGTGAACTTTGTTGGCATTCGTTTACTTGCTCCTCGCGATGCTAATAATTTTCTTAAACTTTATTACGATCATGGTGAAGAACTAATTAAACTGCAGAATGAGTGGAAGAAAGAGAAAGGATTTGTGATTCGTGAATCTGGATATGATGCATACTTTGGACTTTCATGCACAGCTCTCGCTCAGGATGTTGAATTTGAGGTGGATGAGGGAGCATCAAAAGCAAAGATCAAGTCTGCTTTTGCCAAAAGTCTTAAGACTAAGAAACTAAATAAAAAAGTCCTGGGTGAATTTATTTCTTTAGTAGCATGATGACTTGGAAAGAAATTGCACTTCAGATGGAAACCGATCCCAGGGTTCGTAAGGTTCTTCTAGAAGGCCCTAAGAAATTGACTGATGCATGGATGCTCCAAGCAATAAAATTCAAGTACAGACGGTTTGAAAAGTGAACACTGGGGGGCACACACCCCCCTTTTTTATGTGTATAATAAGCAGGTAAACAACAAAAGCACATGGGACTCTCCAAGCAAAGCATCATCGACTCCATTCAAGATATGTACGGCACGTCGATCACCTCTGCTGAGATCAAGGCATGGTGTGCGATGAATGATTGTAACTATCAGACTGTCACTAACAAACTGTCGGATTACAAAGTTGGACGTGGTAAGTGGAATTTGGAAGTAACTAAAGAGACTGTAGAAGATCTGGAAACGTCCTATACTGCTCCTGCTGCTATGCCTGCAGTTGAGCAAAACCTTATTCCTCAGAAAGATGATTCCTTCGTCAAGTTTGGTAATTTCGCTGATATTAAAAAAATTATTCAGTCCGGTATTTTTTATCCAACGTTCATTACGGGACTCTCCGGTAATGGCAAGACTTTTTCGGTTGAGCAAGCGTGTGCCCAACTCGGAAGGGAACTAATCCGTGTAAACATTACAATCGAAACCGATGAAGATGATCTTATTGGCGGTTTCCGCCTTATTGATGGCAACACCGTCTGGCACAATGGCCCAGTCATCGAAGCACTCGAACGCGGAGCTGTACTGCTCCTTGACGAACTCGATCTCGCTTCTAACAAAATTCTCTGTCTCCAATCTATCCTTGAAGGGAAAGGAGTTTTCCTTAAAAAAATCGGAAGATGGGTTTCTCCTCGAAGTGGATTCAATGTCATCGCCACAGCCAACACTAAGGGTAAAGGTAGTGACGACGGACGATTCATTGGAACTAACGTGCTCAACGAAGCGTTTCTAGAGCGTTTCCCCGTCACCTTTGAGCAAGAGTATCCTACCACTGCTATTGAGACTAAGATTCTCTCTAAACTTTGCACTGATGATACTTTCTGTAAGCGTCTTGCAGACTGGGCAGATATCATCCGTAAGACTTTCTATGATGGTGGTATTGAGGAGATCATCAGCACTCGTCGTTTGGTTCATATTGTTCAGGCATACAATATTTTCGGTGACAAAGCAAAAGCAATTGAGGTTTGCGTGAATCGTTTTGATGACGAAACTAAGCAGGCATTCCTGGAACTGTATGATAAAGTTGATGCTGATTTCGTGATGCCCTCTGAGGATATCGTTGACACTTATACTGCTGAGTGATAAAATGACTAATGCTTGGAGTTTACTTTATGATGTTATGACTACGAAAGCAGATGGATACTCTACAACTGAAGATGGAATTGTTGGTGGATTAGGTGAAGACACAATTGCTATCCCAGCAATTCCAAGTGATGCATTGTCTCAATGGGCTTCTCTAGACGAAACAACTATGGATTACACTGTTAACATCCCAGATCTTCCAAATGCACCAGACAACAATAACGGACGTTGGAAATATAATGAAGATGTTATTTTGAAGGATATTCATGAATATGTTAGTGGCACTTATCGTAGTCACTACACTGGAAATGAAGGAGGATTCAAAGATATTCAAACTATTGATTTGATGGAAGTAAAAAATCTTGCTTCTAATTTCTGTCAAGCAAATATTTTAAAGTATGGAAGTAGATATGGCGATAAAGATGGAAAAAATAAAAAAGATTTACTTAAAGTCATTCATTATGCTATGCTACTCTTGCATTTTGATGATCATTACAAATCAACCAACTCTGACTTCCCTTATTGATAATGAAAATTCGTAATCCTATGAAACTGTCTGATTCTACCCTTTCTCTCCTCAAAAACTTTTCTTCCATCAACCAATCTATTCTGTTCAAAGAGGGTAGTAAACTTCGCACTATTAGTGTGATGAAGAATATTCTCGCAGAAGCAACCATTAATGAAGAGTTTGCCCGCGATTTTGGAATCTACGATCTCAACCAATTCCTTAATGGTTTGAGTCTACACCAAAAACCTGAACTTGACTTTGCAAATGATGGTTATGTAGTGATCAAGGAAGGACGCTCACGTTCTAAGTATTTCTTTGCAGATCCATCTGTTATTGTTACTCCTCCTGATAAAGAGATTTCACTTCCTAGTGAAGATGTCAGTTTTGAATTGACTACTACTGTTCTTGAGAAACTTCTAAAAGCAGCTGCTGTCTACCAACTTCCTGATATCTCTGCTGTTGGTGAAGCAGGTGTTGTGAAACTTGTAGTTCGTGATAAGAAGAACGATACTTCTAATGCTCACGAAGAAGTTGTTGGTGAGACGGATGGAACTTTCAACTTTAACTTTAAAGTGGAGAATATTAAGATTCTCCCTGGAACATATGATGTTGTAGTTTCGCAAAAACTTCTGTCTCGCTTCACAAGTAAAAATCACGATCTGACTTACTACATTGCACTTGAACCAGACTCAACTTTTGGGTAGGATGCGGTTGATTGGATGCATTTTGATTGTCTGCTCTCACTTTACTTTGATTTATGTAAGTGTTTTAGCAGGAGTCATAGTGCATCTAGTCGCTGATTTTCTTACTCTCCCATTCTTTATTAAA